GCGCAGAAGATTGCGCTGCAGCCATCGTCACACAGGCATTGCTATGCCCTGATTTTGTGGAGCAAGACGCATGAGCAAGAACCTCACACAACTAGCGCAAGACGCTATCGACGCACTAAACGCTTATACCGAAGAACATAAGCGCCAGAAAGCAAAATGGCAGCAATCGGGTTACGCAGCGATTCTTAACAGCAATACTTTAGGCATTAGCGACACTCAGGAAATCGAATTGCTGACCGCTATTGTTGATTACGATGAAGACCCTGCTGGCACATTGCAGGAGATACTTTGGCAAACGGAGTCCGACCATAGAGAGAACGAGGCGGACTATCGTTACGAAGAAATGCGTTCTCGTGAATTATTGGAGGGTTAAATGACACATCAAGAAATTATAATTGCACTAATGGTAGCAGCACAAATGTTCACCCTGTTCCTGCTTTGGGAAGCCACAAAGCGTGGAGACCAATTGCAAGCCAAGTTAAAGCGCAGCACAGTTTTGCGCGATCCTAAAACTGGTCGATTCATAAAGAATGGCAAAATCTAATGTTGCACGCAAACCTGATTCGCCAATGGGCGCAAGACCGCAACCTGATTGAAGGTAGCACCGTGCAATCGCAGTTCGTCAAGCTGATTGAAGAAATAGGCGAACTGGCTGAAGCAATCGCCAATGGTAAAGATGAGCAGTTCATGGATAGCATCGGTGATGCCTTTGTCGTGCTTACCATCTTGGCAGCGCAAAAGGATTTAGAGATTGAAGAATGCGTTGTTCACGCATGGCACGAAATCAAAGACCGCAAGGGCCGAATGGAAAATGGAATCTTCATAAAGGATGATTCATGACACCTAAGCAAAAGAACGTATTATGAGATACGGAAGTGTATGCAGTGGCATCGAAGCTGCAACAGTTGCATGGCATCCGTTAGGTTGGGAGCCAGCATTCTTTTCTGAAATAGAGCCAGCGCCACGTTCCGTGCTTGCCCATCATTATCCTGATGTGCCTTGTCACGGAGACTTCACCACCATTGGAGCAAATCAGTATGGATCAATTGACCTTCTTGTCGGCGGAACCCCCTGCCAGTCCTTCAGCGTTGCAGGACTCAGAGGCGGATTGGATGATGACCGTGGCAACTTGGCCCTTGAGTTTCTTAGGCTTGCTCAACGAAAAAGGCCCAAGTGGTTGGTTTGGGAGAACGTCCCCGGCGTCTTGTCATCAAACGGAGGACGGGATTTTGGTTCCATTCTCGGAGGGCTGGTCGAATGCGGGTATGGGTTCGCCTACAGAGTGCTTGACGCTCAGTATTTCGGAGTGGCCCAAAGACGCCGCCGTGTGTTCGTTGTCGGATGTCTTGGAGACTCAGCCCGTGCCGCAGCGGTTCTTTTTGAGCGCCACAGCTTGCAAGGGAATTCTGCGCCGAGCCGACAAAAGGGGAAAGACGTTGCCGGTACGATTGCAAGAAGCTCTTTTAGCGGTGGCGCTGGCGGAAAACCTGACGGAGCAGCAGCAAACCATTTCGTAACTGGATCACTATGCGCGAGAACTGGTCAATCAATATCCGTGCAAGATGCAAATCAAGGGCATTTGGTAGCGTGGCCAGCGGAGATTGCCCCTACACTTAATGCTCATTTTGGTGACAAGATGGGGTTAGAGAATCAACATATCGCAGCGGGGGGGGCTTGTTTGTCCGTGGCGAAATGCCTGACAACTGGAGTGGGACAGAGATACGATCCAGAGACAGAGACCTTAATCCCTACGCACGGAGGCGTCTTCGATGTAGCTCATGCTTTTAAAGTAAGGGGTGGCTGTGATGGTGGCGGCAAAGGCTATCTTGGTTCTGACGAAGTTGCTTTCACGATAAGCACCCATCAAGACCAGCACATATTTCAAGAAACAAAGCCGAATGAAGATTTAATCTGCTTTGAAGCTAATATGTCGATGCAAGCTCCAGCAGTTGGGGATTTGCATCCAACAATTACACGCAGAACGCACGCAGCCGTAGCCTTTCCAATAAACACACAACTTGGACTTCGTGGAGCGGACACATCAAATTCAAGCAGAGAAGGTCTTGGATTAGGCAATGAAGGTGACCCATCATTTACACTTCAAGCAGCGCACTCTCATGCAGTTGCAACACAAAGCGCAGTCCGCCGCCTAACCCCCAGAGAGTGTGAACGGCTTCAAGGCTTTCCAGATGATTACACACTAGTCCCACACCGCAATAAGCCAATGTCTGATGGCCCACGTTACAAGGCGCTAGGCAACAGCATGGCAGTTCCAGTTATGCACTGGATAGGTAAGCGGATACAAATGATAGAGGATATGAGCGCATGACGCCCAGAGAACAGAATTTAGCTGATATTGAATTTATCGCCAAAGAGCATCGCTTCACTTTGGAAGATATTTTAGGCAAAAGTAGGTTTGGGCCATTAGTCAAGGTAAGGCGCAAGTGCGTTGTCATGCTGCGTGAGAAGGGATATTCCACTACAGAGATAGGCAGGATTATGAACCGCGATCACAGCACCATCGTTACGTCGCTTCAAAAGAGCAGGGCGGCGGCATGACACCTGAAAAGCTAAAGCTTGCCCGTAACTACATGGGCTACAGCGTCAATGACATGGCTGCTGCACTTCGCCTCTCACCAGAGAACGGAGGCACAACCATTCGCAAGATGGAATCTGGCAAAGTAAACATTACAGGGCCTATAAGCGTTGCAGTCGATGCAATGATGAAGGGCTATGATCCATTCGGAGATGACGATGACACAGACGAATAGCTATCAGGTAGGCGGAGACCATTACGCATCCAAGAGCGTTCAGCCCTAGCAAGCAATGGAGTCCTGGATGTCGGCAGAAGCGTTCTCTGGATATTTGCAGGGTAATTGCATAAAGTATTTATCCCGCTATCGTGACAAGAACGGCATTGAGGATTTAAAGAAGGCGGAGCACTATCTGTCAAAGCTTATTGAGTTGGAATATGGACACAGTGAATAAGATGCTCTAAAAGGTTTTCACCAGACCTTTTATGGAAGCTGAGACAAATGGCGTTAACACCTAAACAAGAGCGTTTCGCTCACGAAGTAGCATCAGGCAAAACACAGGCAGACGCTTACAGAGCCGCCTTTGACGTTAAGCCGACAACTAAGCCTGAAACGTGCCAAGCTAACGCATCAAAGCTAATGACGAATACTGACGTTTCAACAAGGGTTGCTGAATTACGAGCAGCCGTTGCTGAACGTGTCGTTTGGACGATGGCAGACAGCCTTGATGTTCTCTCCACGATAGCCAAAGGCTTGGACGCAGACGCAAAGCCAAGCGACAAAGTAAACGCTGTAAAAGCTATCAACACAATGATTGGCCTTGATGCTCCATCAAAGCTAAACATCAGCGGGAATATGGTTACACGCGTCATACGTGAAGTAGTTGATGACAACGCTAAAGATTAAAACTCCGCGCTGGTTCAAGCCATTCTTGCAGCCCAGTCGCTACAAGGGCGCTCATGGTGGGCGCGGCTCAGGCAAGAGCCATGCCTTTGCGGAAATGGTTATCGAAGCGCACGTTATGGATCAGCGGCGAAGAACTGTTTGCGTCCGTGAAATACAGAAGTCGCTTTCGCAATCCGTCAAGCGTTTGCTGGAGCTAAAGATTGAGCAGCTTGGCGTTCAGGATTACTTTGAGATACAAGAGACCCAGATTAAGTCTGTTCATGGTGATGGGCTAATCATCTTCCAGGGGATGCAGAACCACACTGCTGACTCTATCAAGTCGCTAGAAGGTTACGACTGCGCTTGGGTGGAAGAATCGCAGACGCTATCGCAGCGTTCGCTCGACCTGTTGCGTCCGACAATCCGTAAGCCTGAATCAGAACTGTGGTTCACATGGAACCCGCTGAACAGCACTGACCCGATTGATATGCTGCTGCGTGGCGAAAGCCCACCACCTGATTCAATCGTTGCTCAGGTAAACTATCGAGACAACCCTTGGTTCCCTGATGTGCTCAAACACGAAATGGAATACGACAGGGATAGAGACCCTGACAAATACAAGCACGTTTGGCTGGGAAGCTACGCATCGAACAGCGAAGCCCGTGTATTCCGCAACTGGAAGATTGAGGACTTCGAAACACCAGAGGACGCAACGCACCGCTTCGGCGCTGACTGGGGCTTTGCATCTGACCCGACTGTGCTTATCCGCTGCCATGTTGTTGGCAGAACAATCTATGTTGACCACGAAGCGTATCGTGTAGGCTGCGAGATTATGGACACGCCTGACCTGTTCTTCACTGTGCCGGAGTCGGAGAAGTGGCCCATCGTTGCTGATAGCGCCAGACCTGAAACCATCAGCCACATGAGAAAGCACGGCTTCCCGAAGATTATGGCAGCAGTCAAAGGGCCGAAGTCTGTAGAGGAAGGAGTTGAATGGCTGAAGTCATACGACATCGTTGTTCATCCACGCTGCCAGCATACGATTGACGAATTAACGTGCTACAGTTACAAAACAGACCCCTTGACAGGCACTATCTTGCCAATCCTTGCTGATCGTGATAATCACCTTATAGACGCGCTACGTTATGCGTGCGAGGCCATACGTCGAGCAGTCCCACCAAAGGCTTTCGACGTTCAACCTTTGGCAACTGTGAGTAAATGGTAAATGGCTCGACTGAATAAAGAACAAAGGTTCACGAACATCCATCAACAGGCGTTGACAGAGTTCGATCGTGTTCAATCCTCAGTCCGTGATGAGCGCCTGCAGTGCCTTCAGGACAGACGCTTCTACTCCATCGCTGGAGCGCAATGGGAAGGCCCACTCGGTGAGCAATACGAAAACAAACCACGCTTTGAGGTAAACAAGATTCACCTTAGCGTCATTCGTATCATAAACGAATACCGCAACAACCGCATCGCTGTAGACTTTGTAAGCAAAGACGGTGAGGCAAACGACAAGCTGACTGAGGTCTGCAATGGTCTCTATCGTGCAGACGAACGGGACAGCGGCGCAGAAGAAGCATACGACAACGCTTTTGAAGAAGCTGTAGGCGGTGGTTACGGCGCTTGGCGTTTACGCACTGCATACGAAGATGATGAGAACGACGAGGACGAACGCCAGCGCATCCGCATAGAACCAATCTATGACGCTGATAGCTCTGTGTTCTTCGATTTGGATGCAAAGCGCCAGGACAAAGCCGACGCAAAGTATTGCTTCGTTCTGTATTCCATGACCTATGACGCTTACAAAGCTGAATGGAATGATGACCCAACTACATGGCCTAAAGAAGTTCACCAGTATGAGTTCGACTGGGATACGCCTGACGTTGTGTTCGTCGCTGAATACTACCGCGTTGAAGAAACCCGCGAGACTGTTCGCATCTTCCTGACAATCCAAGGCGAAGAAGAACGCTACACGCAAGCAGACTTCGACGCTGACGAAACGCTGGAAGAAACACTGGCCGCTGTTGGCACGGTCGAAGTACGCCAGAAGCGCGTGAAGCGTAAGCGCGTCCGCAAGTATATCATGAGCGGCGGCGGCATCCTTGAAGATCAGGGCTACATCGCTGGCAAGAACATCCCTATCGTTCCTGTTTACGGCAAGCGTTGGTTCGTCGATAACGTCGAGCGTTGCATGGGCCATGTGCGCCTAGCTAAAGACCCACAGCGCCTGAAGAATATGCAGCTATCAAAGCTGGGTGAAATCAGTGCGCTTTCGTCCATTGAAAAGCCAATCCTGCTACCTGAACAAGTCTCAGGCCATCAAGTCATGTGGGCAGAGGACAACCTTCGGAACTATCCTTATCTGTTGGTCAACCCAATCACAGGGCCAAACGGCGAGACTCAAGCCGCTGGCCCAGTTGCTTACACCAAGTCCGCAGCTATTCCACCAGCGATGGCAGCACTGCTTCAGATCACTGAACAAGACATGGCTGAGATACTGGGCAACAACCAGCAAGCCGACAAGATGGTTAGCGGTATCAGCGGCAAGGCTGTAGAGCTAATCCAGACCCGCTTGGATATGCAGACGTTCATCTACATGAGCAACATGGCTAAGGCTGTGCG